GGGTATTATATCGTCCGACCAAGTATTAATTTACTTGGTATGGGACGATTTTCTCGTAAGGAGTGGATTTATAAGAATACTGAGTACTTTCATCCCGCCGAGTTTTGGTGTGAAATGTTTGTTGGAGATCACTATAGTGTTGATTATCAGAACAAAAAATCTAAACTTGTAGTAATAGGTGAACGAGATGATGAAGATCCATTGTATAGATGGAAAAAGTGGTCCAAAGTTGATTATGAAGTTGGTTTTCCACCCATATTAAATAGTTTAAAAGGTGAGTATGAGTGGATTAATTGTGAATTTATTGGAAATCGATTGATTGAAGTGCATTTTCGACGCAATCCTGACTTTAGATATGGAAATTCAGTAGCAATTCCAGTTTGGAAGGATCAAAATGTGGAGAATATTGAAAATTTGACCTTCGTTGATGATGAAGATTACTTAAGAAGAGGTTTTTATATCGACTAACGGGATAGCAACCCCGTAAAAAGTTCTGATTTACTTAAATCAGGAGCAAAAATGACTAAAAAAGTAGACAAAGATCCAAATTACATGTACGAATTGTGGGGGACTACAAATTTAACCTCTGATTATGGAGTTTTTGAGAAAATCAAAGAAAAAAAGATGCTTAGAGAAATACAAAATGATGATCTGACACCCAAAAAGCATGATTTTCATACTCAAAATGAACTTCATTCTCATATAAGAAATGATGACGACTATGATGATTGGGAATATGGTACAGAACCACTTTTTGGGTAATAAATAAGATAGATTTATATTTTTTTCATGCCTTTAGAACGGCTAAGTAAAGGATTTAAGGATATTAGTCTTTCTTTTCAGGCAAATCCCCTGAATTATGATCTTATTGTGACAAAAAATGAAACTGCAATTGCAAGATCTGTCAGAAATTTGATCTTAACGAAACCCGGTGAAAGATTTTTTAACCAAAATCTTGGATCTGGAGTAAGTGGAGTCCTTTTTGAGAATATGGATCAAATTTCTGCATCTGTAATTAAGGATGAGATAGAAAATACGATTAATAATTATGAACCAAGAGTTGATTTGATTGATGTGAATGTCGAACCAAACTATGATGATAATGAATTTAACGTAACCATTCGTTATTACATAGTTGGAATTGATGTATTACCTCAACAATTATCATTCGCACTACAACCAACACGATAATGGCATTAGTCAATTTTACTAATTTAGATTTCGATCAGATAAAAACTTCGATTAAGGATTACCTTAGATCGAACTCAAATTTTACTGACTACGATTTTGAAGGATCTAATCTATCAGTTTTAATTGATACATTAGCTTATAACACATACATCTCATCATATAATGCAAATATGGTGAGTAATGAGGTTTTCATTGATAGTGCGACTTTAAGAGAGAATGTAGTTTCACTTGCAAGAAACATTGGATATGTTCCAAGATCAAGAAAGGCAGCACAGGCAAATATATCTTTCTTTGTAGATACTACCAATTTCACTACAAATCCAATCACATTAACCCTTCAGAAAGGATTGGTTTGCACTTCATCATCACTTTTTGGATCTGAAAGTTTTACTTTCTCAATTCCTGAGGATGTGACAGTACCCGTAGTAAATGGAATAGCATCATTTGATAATGTTGTAATATATGAGGGAACTTATTTAAATGCAAATTTCACAGTTGATTCAAATTATCCAATACCCCCTCAAAGATTCATTTTAGAAAATGCAAATATTGATACATCTACTATTAGAGTAATAGTAAAGGATACTTCAACAAGCACAAATTCTAGAAAATTTGCATTAGCAAGTAATATTTTTAGTGTCACTTCCACGTCATCGGTATTTTTTGTTCAGGAGATTGAAGATCAAAGATATGAATTAATTTTTGGTGATGGCGTTATTGGAGAAAAATTAGAAAATCTTAATTACATTGACGTTCAATATAGTGTAACCAATGGTGAAAGTGGAAATGGAGTAAATTCATTTACATATAATGGAAGAATTTTAGATAATAATGGTAATATTGTTACAAATGGAATATCTTTAATCACCACAAATATTGCATCTGAAGGTGGTAAAGAAATTGAATCTATATCATCAATTAAAAGTTATGCAACTAGAGTATATGCTGCACAAAATAGAGCAGTAACATCTTTAGATTATGAAGCACTAATTCCTCAAATTTATCCAGAAGCAGAATCAGTTTCGGTATTTGGTGGTGAAGAATTGGATCCACCTCAGTTTGGGAGAGTTTATATTGCAATTAAACCATTCTATGGTCCATTTGTTCCAAACTCCATAAAAGATAACCTAAAAAGAGAACTTAGAAAGTATGCTGTTGCTGGAATAATTCCAGAAATTACAGATCTTAAGTATCTTTATATTGAAGTTGATTCGACAGTTTATTATAATTCAAATCTTGCTCCCGGAGCAGATTTTGTCAAGAGTTTGGTTTCCAATAGTATAGACAAATATGCCGATTCAATTGAACTCAATAAGTATGGTGCGAGATTTAAGTATAGTAAGTATCAAAAAATAGTTGATGATAGTCATTCTTCAATAACATCAAATATAACTAAAGTTCAGATTAGAAGAGATTTGAGAGCATTGATTAATGAATTGGCACAATATGAAATATGCTACGGCAATGCCTTCCATGTAAAAAATACAAATGGATATAATATAAAATCTTCTGGGTTCAAAGTTGATGGAATTGTTGACACCGTTTACTTATCAGATATACCAGATTCATCGACAGATTATACAAAAGGTAGTTTAATTCTGTTTACTTTATCATCAAATTCGCAACCAACCATAGTTAGAAGATCTGTTGGAACTATTGATTATGAAAAGGGTGAGATACTAATCAGTCCAATAACAGTTCTTTCCACCGAGAAATCAACTGGATCTGACTCATTTATTGAAATTGCTGCTGTTCCAAAGTCAAATGATGTAATCGGATTACAGGATCTTTATTTGCAACTAGATATTAGTAACAGTACGATTAATATGCTATCAGACGAAATTTCATCTGGATCTGATCCATCTGGATCAAATTATACAACAACATCAAGTTACACAAACGGCGCCCTCGTAAGATCATAAGAATTAAAAGAAATGGTAGATTCAAGAATTAAAATCAGTTCAGTCGTACAAAATCAAGTTCCAGATTTTGTAAAGGAAGATTATCCATTATTTGTGGATTTTCTCAAGCAGTACTACATTTCTCAGGAATCCAACGGAGCTCCGTTGGATTTAATTCAAAATATAGATCAATATATTAAAATTGACAAACTTACTGATTTAACAGAATCTACTAAAATCAGTTCTAACATTTCTTTCTTTGATGAAACTATAAACGTATCTTCTACTGCAGGATTTCCAAATTCTTATGGATTGATTCAAATTGACAATGAAATTATTACATATACAGGAAAAACATCAACATCTTTTACCGGATGCGTGCGCGGATTTAGTGGAGTAACATCATATGAAGGAACTAACACTCCCGATGAACTTGTATTTTCGCAATCAAGTGCTGCAGAGCATACTTCAGGAACTTCTGTAAATAATCTGAGTATTCTTTTTCTTAAAGAATTTTTAATAAAAATCAAAAAGCAAGTAACACCTGGATTTGAAGGTAGAGAATTATATTCTGGAGTTAATGAAAAACTTTTTATTAGTCGTTCTAGGGATTTTTATGTTTCAAAAGGAACTGAAGAGTCCTTTAAGATTCTCTTTAGAGCACTTTATGGTGAAGAAGTTCAAGTAATAAGACCTAGTGACTTTTTAATCAAACCTTCAGATGCACAGTATAGAATTACTAGGGACTTAGTAGTTGAAGCAATATCTGGAAATCCTTTAAATCTTTTAAATAGAACTCTTTTCCAGGATGAGTCAGATAATTTTAAGAAAGCATCTGGATCTATTAATAATGTACAACAAATCAGTAGAGATGGTAAAGATTATTACATCATCAGTTTAGATTATGACTTTGATAAAGATATCAACGTAAGTGGTTCATTATCTGGAGAATTTTCAATTCATCCGAGCACTAAAGTAGTAAGATCAGTATCAATTGGTGCCAGTGTAATTGACGTAGATTCGACGATTGGATTTTCAACTTCCGGATCTTTAGTTGCTACATTAGAAAATGGAACTGATGTTAATATTACATATAAGTCAAAAACTTATAATCAATTTTTTGAATGCTCTGGGATTGATCAATCAATAGATATTGGTCAGTTATTAAGATATAATTCTTATGCATATGGATATTCTGGAATTGGAACAAATAATCCCGTTAAGGTTAGAATAACTGGAGTATTGTCTGATTTAAACGTAATTGAAAATTCATATTTGTATGATGAAAACCAGACAGTAAAAATAAAGAGCCTTGGAATTACGCCAGACGATGTAAAATCAAATAATTGGTTGTTTAATGTAGCAACAACATATAATGTTGAAGATATAACTCTTCTAAACTCTTCAAATAATTCATACACAATCACAACATACGACGAAAACAATATTTCAGTTGGGGATAGAGTAAAGATTATATTGACTAACGGCACTGAAGTATCCGCAACTGTTTTTGTATCGGGAATTAATAATAAAAAATCATTTAGTGTAAAGGGACAGTCACCCCTCAATATAAATTTAGTTGATAAAGTAAGGAGGGAAATTTCCAGAGCTAACTCTGCAAATTATCCAGAAACTTCGATATATTCAACAAATATTCAGAATGTTTATGCAGAATCTCAAGTAGATAAAGATACAATTTATGTTGCTGCATCATCTATTCCAAATTATTTTGAACAGCCACTGAATATTAAGGATAGATCCGTTACTCTTTCGGGGTCTTTTAGTGGAAATCAAATTACAGTAATAAATCATGGTTTTTACACTGGGGATGCGGTAGTTTATAGACCATCAAATTCTCAAAATACTATAGGTATTGAAGAAGGTACATATTTTGTACAGAAAGTTAATAACGATACTATAAGATTGTCCAGAAGTAGAGCAAACATTGCTAATAATTTGTTTGTTACTTTTTCTGGTACTGTAACTAATGACAAGTTAGAATATCTAGATTTCTCTTATCAAAAATTATCGTCACAAAAATTAGTAAGGGAAGTATCAAATCCAGAAGATGATTCAAATATTAACGAAACAAAACCAGGTGCAACTGGTATTTTAATTAATGGAGTTGAAGTTTTAAATTATAAGTCCAAAAATTCTTTATTTTATGGAGAAATTGAAAGTATTGATGTTTTGTCCCCAGGATCCTCTTATGATGTAATAAATCCACCAGTTCTTACATTAACAGATTCCTTGGGTAGTGGATTTGTTGGACATTGCTCTGTAGAAGGTTCTTTAGAGAGAGTTAATATTATTGATGGTGGATTTGATTATTTGGATGTTCCAAAAATAAAAGTATCTGGTGGGTCTGGACAAGGATCCATAGTTGCTGCTGACATGGTAACTTTTAGACATGAAGTTCCTTTTAACTCATCTTCATCGGCAGGTCTTGTCGATTTAACTAATAATACTATTTCTTTTTCATCATATCATAAATTTAGAGATTCTGAAAAAGTAATTTATAGAACAGAGGGTCAAAGTCCAATTTCAGGTTTGACTACAGATGCGTCTTATTATGTGTCTATTATAGATGCCTATACTGTAAAACTTCACACAAAATTTGAAGATGCTACTTTAGGTATCAATACAGTATCTATTACATCTTATGGAAATGGTATTCAAAAATTTGAATCTTTCTTAAATAAGAAAAAAATAGGATCTGTTATAGTGTCAAATGGCGGATCTGGATATAAGAATAGAAAAACTAACGTAAGTTCATCCGGAATTAATACGACATTTAATTTAATTAATATCCCAAGTCATGGTTATAATAGTGGAGAAATAATTGTTTACACATCCCCATCTTCTCCAATTGGAGGATTGTCTGATAACTCATCGTATTATGTAACCAAAGTTGATGATAACAGTTTCAGATTGTCAAGTGTTGGTGTTGGATCAACTAGTGTAGATTTTTATTACAATACTGCCCAGTTTGTCGATCTGTCTAGTACAGGTACTGGAATTCACACTTTTAATTATCAACCAATTACATTAAATGTTTCTGGAATTATTGGTGTTTCTACACTATCTGGCCAAGATTTCAATGCGGTTTTAGAACCAATTGTCAGAGGTGAAATAACATCCATATTTGTGGAAAATGGCGGAGTTTCTTATGGATCTTCAGAAATCTTAAATTATAACAGACAACCAACTTTTACCATAAGCAGTGGATCTGGTGCTCAATTACTTCCAATAATATCAAACTCCAGAATACAAGAAGTTCTTGTAGTGAGTTCTGGAAGTGGATACAATTCAACACCAAACTTAACCATCAGTGGATCTGGAACTGGTGCTGTTTTGACACCAATCGTCAGTAATGGACAACTGACTGAAATTAAAGTTATAAATGGTGGATTTGGATATTCTTCCGCAGATACCACAGTAACAGTTACTGCTGCTGGTAGTGGTGCAGAACTATACTCAAATCCAAAAAATTGGACATTAAATCTTTTCGAAAGATTATTACAAACAGGTATTATAACTGACGATGATGGAGTTATTGATAATGGGTTAAACAATGAGTATGGTTTACAATATACGCATTTATATTCCCCAAGAAAATTAAGACAGATTGTTCTTGCAACAAAATATGTTAATGGTGTTTTAACATATCAACCAGATCTCAGAATTATTAATAATATTGAAGCAACCTCAGATGCCCATTCCCCAATTATTGGATGGGCTTATGATGGAAATCCAATTTATGGTCCTTATGGATATGACACCCCAACTGGCGGATCTATAAGATCGATGGTTTCGGGTTATCAATTAAAAACTAATACAAATAGACCATCACTGACAACATATCCTATTGGATCTTTTATTGATGATTATGAATTTGTTGGAAATGGTGATCTTGATAAGTATAATGGAAGATTTTGCATAACTCCAGATTTCCCAAATGGTGTCTATGCTTACTTTACAACAATTAGCAGTGGTGCAGTAGATAGCACTCCTCCATTTAAAGATTATAAGAGACCAGTTTTCCCATATTTTATTGGAAATGAATATAAGTCAAAGCCAATAGAATTTAACTTCGATCGGTATTCAAGTCAGGATTACATAGATCCAGGTTCTAAAGGATGGTTGAGAAATACTTCACCATATAATCTCAGAAATGAAAATAGTTTCTATGATTACTTAATTGAACCAAATAAAATCAAAGAGCAAAACTCCATATTAAACTTTACTGCAAAATCTGGCATATCGTCAATTGGAATTTCAAGTGGTGGACAAAATTATCAGGTAAATGATATTTTATCATTTGATAGTAGTGGAACTGGTGGATCTGGTGCATATGCAAAAGTATCAAGATTGTCTGGAAAATATGTAACGAATATTTCTGTTGCAAGTAGTGAAGTTTCTAATGTTGAATTTAGACCATCAAATATAACCGGACAATACATAGGATTTTCTACTGTTCCTCATAATTTAGAAAATCTCGATATTGTTTCTTTTGGTGGACTTTCAACTTCATTTTTTGATCAAGGAGAATTTTATACTATTGGTGTTAGAAGTGATACTTTTGCATTGAGAGATAATGTTGCTAATGTATCAACGACTGGAATAGTAACTTATTTTAATGTATTTGGTTCATTAACTTACCCATACATAAGAGAAAATGATATTTTCCAAATAAATTCGGAAAAAGTTAAAATTTTAAATATAGATCCACTCAACTCTAGAATAAGAGTACTGAGATCTTTCTCTGGCACTTCTTCACAATCACACAGTGCTTCTGATCTATTATTTGAAGATTCTAGAAAGTTTACCTTTAGTTCTGGAATACAAACTAGTTACAACTTCAATTTAAATAAAACCCTATATTTTGATCCGCAAGAGTCGTTGGGTCTGGGAACTTCATATGGAGTTGGAATAGGGACTACAATATCGTTCTCAAATCCAGGTGCTGGAATTAGTGAAATATTCATCCCAACAAAATCGGTTTATTACCCCAATCACCAATTAACTACAGGTGTTGAAGTAATATACTCTGCAGAAAATGGAAATCCAATTTCAATATCAACAGATGGAGTGACTTCCACTCAACTTGTTGAAGGACAAACATTATATGTTTCTAAAATTTCTAAAGATCTTATTGGACTTTCAACAAGTAGAGTTGGTTTAGGATCTACAGGAACTTTTGTTGGTATTAATAGTTCAATTGTAGTTGATACTTTATTCTTTACTGGAATTGGAACTGGTGCTTTCCATTCATTAAAAACTAATTTAGAAAATGTTCTATCTGGCAATATTTCTAAGAATGAAGTTACTGTATCAACATCATCAACACATGGACTATCAAAAAATGATATAGTTGATGTTAATATTGTTTCTGGCATATCTACTACAATTGTAGTAAAATTCAATGACACTCTGAAAAAACTAGTAATTAATCCTAAAGATTTTCTTGCGGGGAATGTAAACACAAGTAATAATACGATAACAATACAAAATCACAAGTTCAGTACCGGGGACAAAGTTATACACACATCATCTTCACCTTCAGGTGGACTTGATACAAATCGAGAGTATTATATTGTAGTTGTTGATTCAAATACTATTAAATTATCGGCAACTTATTATAACAGTAAATTATTCACTCCAATTGTTATTGATATTACAAGTGCGTCACTTGGAACTTTGTCACTAGTAAATCCCAGCATTGAAATTTACAAGAATGAAATAATTACTTTCGATGTTTCCGATCCATCACTTTCATATACTGATGGTTCTCAGTCATATGCAGCTTTTGATTTCAATTTATATACCGATAGTATATTTAAGAATGAGTTTGAATCATCAAGGGCATCGAAAGTACCTGAACTAGAAAAAAATGGAGTTGTTGGAGTAAGTACTTCAGCTTATGTTAAGTTAACTGCAAATACTAGTATTCCAAATAACTTATATTATAATATAACTCCCGTTAATAATAACAATAATCCACTTAAGGATATTTCATTAATATATGATGATGAGAATGTTTCTGGAAATAATTCTATTATTATAACAGATAGCCTTTTTGCAGGGCAACATTCTGTATCCGAAATAACTTCAGATACATTTAAATATAACATTAGAAATTATCCAGAAAGATCGTCTTATAATGATAGTAATTCTACAATAACATACACCACAGATTCAACATCTTCATATGGTCCAATTTCCGAAGTTAGAGTAGAAAATCCTGGAGTAAATTATAATTATTTACCAGGAATTTCGTCTGTATTTTCTAAGTTTGGAACTGGTGCAATTCTCGAACCATATTCAGATTCTATTGGAAATATTATTAATGCAAGAATTGAGGATATTGGTTTTGAATATCCATCAGACAAAACTGTTAGACCAGTAGCAAAACTTCCACAAATTTTAAGAGTTTTGCCACTTTCTTCTTTTGAAAGAATTGGAATATCGTCTCAAGGTGTTAATTATGTTGTATCACCAGATTTAATTGCAATTGATTCGGTTTCAAATAAGGTAATTGATGATGTTATACTAGAGTATACTTTGGGTGATGAAGAAGTTACTATAATTAAAAATACGAAAGGAATAAACAATAAGAATCCGTTAATACTGCCAATTAATAATTCTAATGGGATTGGAATTAGTACAATATCTTATAATTCATCTAGTGGAGATGTAACTGTAGAACTTAATGTAGGATTTAGCACCCTATCCGATTTTCCATTTGAAGTTGGTGGTAGAGTTCTTATTGAAAATATTAGTGTTGGATTTGGAACATTAGGTAAAGGATATAATTCTGAAGATTACAATTATCAGTTATTCACTATCAATTCCATAGATCCAAATATTGGAGGAATTGGCGCAACAGTTGGATACAATTTATCAAATTATTTGAGCGGATCTCAATTCCCGGGATCATTTGATCCACTTAGATCTTCTGGAAGAATAATAGCAGAGAAGCAATTCCCAATATTTGACATAACCTTAACTAAGAACAAGTTTTTGACTGGCGAAACTGGTACATCGGAATCTGCTTCAGGAACTATAGAAACTTATGATTCTAAAAATGAATATGTGACAATAAGCACCGATGAAGAATTCAAGGTTAATGAATTGATAAAAGGATCGTCTTCTGACAGTCAGGGAATAATCAGAGATGTCATTTCTCCATATTCTGAATATGAGGTTTCTTCAACTTCTATTGTTAGAAAAGGTTGGAATTTAAACACTGGATTCTTGAATGATAATATTCAAAGAATGCATGATAATGACTATTATCAATATTTTTCATATGCAATCAAATCCAAAGTTGAGTATGAAGATTGGAATAATCCAGTCAGCAACTTGAACCATACTGCAGGATTTAAGAAATTTAGTGATCTTATTGTAGAAAGTGTTGATGATACTGGAACTTCTGGAATTTCAACCGATCAAAACTCTGGTGATTTTATTGGATTTAATGATTTAATATCCGTAATAGACCTTGAATGTGTAAATGATTTTGATATTGCTACAGAAAATACTTTTACAATTGGAAGTAACATAATTTCTTCCGAAATAGTTTTCAATTCGAAAGAAATGCAGGACTATTTTGAATCCATTGGTAATAGAGTTCTGACAATAGATGATATAAGTTCTCAGTTTAACAGCAACCCAAGAACAACGAGGTATAGTATTGTTGATACTTTTTCATTATCTGATGCCAGATATAGAAAAATGTTTGCTTATGTTAGAGATAGAAGATTTACTGAAGAAAGGCAGGTTTCTATAATATCTCTTCTACACGATGATGTTGATGGATATATTAACAATTATGGAAGGGTTGATTCTTCATATCCTATGGGATCATTTGATTTTAATATTTCTGGTTCTGAAGGGAACTTATTATTCTACCCAACAAAGTATTCGGTAAATGATTTTGATACTAGTGTTCTTTCTTATAGTATAAAAGACGGAGTTTCTGGTATAGGTACAACATCATTTGGCAGTATTGCTTATGTAAATACATCCCAAACAACTATTACATCTGGACTATCGACTTCGCAAACGATTATTGGAATTGGAACAACATATAGAGCATCCAAAATTCTTTTAGAATTTAATGATGGAGTTTCTCATTATGAGGTTGACGAAATAACAGTTATTCACGATGGAACAGATGTTGGATTCTTAGAATATGGACAATTGACTGCGGGATCTGGTTCTCTTTCGTCTTCTGGTCTTGGAACATATTCCGCATATATTTCTGGATCAAATTTAAATGTTGATATTTATCCATACAACACTTTAACTCAAAACTATGATGTAAATGTTCTAGAAATATCAATAGGAACTGGATCCGGATCCACTACATCTTCAATTACCGAATTGAATAGTATTGATGTTGGATCTTCCTATACTTCTATCGCATCTTCAACATCTCCGACTGAGAATACAATTCTTTCTGTTAATACTATACTTGACACTTCTAGACGCACGAGAGGATTATATGGAATAGCTTGTGTTGAGGACATCACAAATAATCAACATCAGGTTAGTGAAATAATGTTAGTTGCGACTAGTGATGATGCATTTATAACAGAATATGGAAATGTGGAAACTGGATCAGGTATAGGAACATTTGGTGCAAATATTGTTGGTAATGATTTGGAATTGTATTTCACACCCAATCCAAGTGTTGATGCTCAAGTAAGGCTTTTCTATAATTCACTTACGGTTGTTGATCCCGAACTACTTCCGAATGAAATAGATTTGAATAATGGTCTTATTGATGTTTTCTATGGAACTTATACAGGAACTGATAGAGACATTAGAAGAGATTTCCAATTAACTCATAGTGGTAATAATATCTTCAGAAGAGTTTTTGATGCAAGTAGTTCTTCAGTAGTAGACATAACCAACAATACAATAACATTACCAAATCACTTTTTAGTTACTGGTGAAGAACTTGTATACGATACTTTAGGAACTTCTCAACCAATTGGAATTGCAACTACAACAATAACTGGAATTGGTTCTACAAATCTTCTTCCAGAATCACTTTATGTTGTTAAAGTTAATGATTTAAGTATAAGAGTCGCAGCTTCTGCAAGTGAAGCACTTTCTACAGTTCCAAATGTATTGAATTTTACATCAGTCGGAATTGGCACTAACCATGTATTTACTGCGAAAAACCAAAATCAGAAAGTATTAATATCTATTGATAATATGATTCAATCTCCGATTGTTTCATCAGCAATTACATCATCTCTCCTTGCAGATTTTAATATAAATCAAAATATTGCTTATTTTACTGGAATTACTTCATTCTTTGGTGGTGATTTAATTAAAATTGGTGATGAAATAATGAAAATTGAAAGTGTTGGATTTGGCAGTGAACTTGCAGTTCTTATTCAAAGACCCTGGATGGGAACTGGAATATCCTCACATTCCTCTGGCAGTACAATTGCAAAGGTTAGTGGAAACTATAATATTGTTGGAAATACACTTAATTTCTATGAAGCTCCATATGGACCAACTCCAATTGGATCAACCACAAATCCACCAGATGAAAGAGATTTCACTGGAATAACAACATACTCAACATTCAGTGGAAGATCTTTCTTAAGATCTGGAATAGTAAACGGAACTGATGAGCCTTATTCAAAAAATTATATTTTTGATGATATTTCAAGTGGTTTTACAGGAATTACCACAGAATTTACTCTTAAGACAAATGGTTCTGATGTTTCAGGAATTTCCACAGGAAATGCAATTATTCTAGTAAAAGATATTTTCCAAGGACCCCAAAGATTGAGTGTTGTTGATATTGTAGGTGACTATAAACTAACAGAATCATCTGGAATTACAACAATTTCATTTACTGGAGATGCTTCCCAAACTGCTTATGATATAAACAACTCATCGATACCTGTTGGAGGTCAAATTGTATCAGTTGGATCTACTTCAGGATTTGCATATCAACCTTTAGTGTCTGCTGGAGGAACTGCTGTTGTTTCTATTGCAGGAACAATTCAATCAATTAGTATAGGGAATAGTGGATCTGGATATAGATCTGGCATCCAAACAGTTAATGTTGGTGTTGCTACAACAAGCCTAGGAAATTATAACATTGAGATTGTTGGAACTGCTTCCATAACAGACGGAAGAGTTGTAAGTGTTGCGATTACAAATCCTGGCACTGGATATACATCCACAGAACCTCCTTTTGTAATTTTCGATTCTCCACTTTCATATTCAAATATTCCACTAATTTATAGTTCATCATCACCATCTGGAGGAATTGGAACTCAGGCAGTAATTGATATTGTTGTTGGTCAGGGTTCTAGTGTAATCGATTTTGTTATTAAGAACACTGGATATGCTTATGGTCAGGGTGACATACTCACAGTTGCAATTGGGGGAACTGCTGGAATTCCGACAGACACTAGCAAACCATTTAATGAGTTCCAAATAAATGTTGAAAAGACATATAGTATGGAATTCAGTGGATGGACAATAGGAGATCTTCAGGTACTTGACGAAATTCAAAGTCAGTTTGATGGTGACAGTGTAAAGTTTGCTCTCAGAATTGATGGTGTAAGATATTCAATTAAATCAAAACCAGGATCAAATGTAGATGTTCAGGCAACATTATTAGTATTTGTAAATGATATTCTACAAGTTCCAGGTGAGGGATACATCTTCAATGGAGGAAGTACAATTGAATTTACAGAGGCTCCAAAGATTGGTGATACCTGCAAGATACTTTTCTACAAGGGAACTGGTGATGTTGACGTTGCAAGTGTAGATATCTTGGAAACTATCAAAGTTGGAGACACTCTTCAACTGAATAATTATGATAATATTCTCTATCAGGAAAATAAGAGATTTGCGACCTCGATTGAATCTACAGATATTGTAGGAACAAATCCATACGCAAAACCAGGAGTAAATCGCAACTCCACATATGAAAGACCAGTAACTTGGTGTAAACAAAGAAATGATACAATAATTAACGGGCAATCTGTTTCTAAAGATCGCATTATCTATGAACCACTGATCAATCCAAGTTCCTATCTAATTCAACCATTAGTTGGGGGAGAAACGGAAATTTATGTTGACAATATTGCACCATTCTTTGATGCGACAAATGAGAATACAACGAGTTCATATAGAAATTCGATAACAATTCTATCACAAGATCCAAAAGTTGGTGCTTCAGCTACTGCTTTAGTATCTACTGCTGGAACAGTTTTCAATTTGACAGTTACTAATAGTGGTCAAGGGTATGTAACAGCACCTACAGTTACAATATCGGATCCAATTTATTCAAGTGGATCTTTGACATACCAACAAGGAACTATTCAATCAATCACTTATAGTGAATATGGTGCAGGTTCCATGACATCATTCTTTAGTGGTGACATTGATGACACCTTCTTCACGATTCCATTACCAACTACATTTAATTTCTTAGGGAATAATTATTCGAATGTTTATCTTGGTTCTAATGGGTATATTACTTTTGGATCAGGTTCTTCTATTGATTCTTCACTATCATTCAATAATCCAAATCTCCCAAAAATTCATGTTTATGCTGGAGATAGAAGAGTTACTAATGTATACACAAGAACTCTAACAAATTCAGTTAGAATTCGTGTTGAAGGATACAATTATGGAAGTTCTGCATTTATTTCTGCATATACTTACGAACTTGAAATAAATTCTGATGGTTATGTTGATATTAATTATGTAAATGTCTATGATAATCCACAGGGAGGAATTGGTGATGGAGTAAATCCATTTATTTCAACTTGGACAACTTCAGATACAACTTCTTATAGAGTTTATACTAAAAACTATACTCTTTCTGGAATAACAACTGCAACAGCAACTGCATCAGTTTCTGCGGGAATTGTTACGAACTTCATTATTACTAATACTGGTATTGGATATACATTTACAAATCCACCAACAATTCTAGTTGAACCACCAGCATCCTTCAAAGAAGTTGATAGTGTTAGTGATTATAGTGGAGATAATGGAGTTATTGTTGGATTTGGAACTACTACTATTGGTGTTACTAATAAGTATATTTTCGATTTTTATATTCCAGAAGATTCTTATTTGAGAGATACAAATATTGTAGGAACTGCAGTAACAATAAGTGGTATTAGCACTGGTGATTATTTTGTAGTAAGAAATTCAAATGTTGGTCTAGCAAATACTTCTCAAGAATCATTGAGAAATAACAATTCTTTAATTGGAATTGGAACTCAATTTGTTGATAATGTCTATCAAGTATACTCCAAAGAAACTGCATCAGTATCTCTGACTGGAATTGGAACTACGAATGTTATTAGAATTCTTGCGAATGTTTCTGCTTTCAATGCATCTGCTTTCGATTCCACAATCATTAAATTTGATTCAACATTGGTTACATTTGATTCTTCGACTGGATCATTGATTACATATGCTGGAGCAATATCTACATCTAGATATTTTGGAGAATTTAGTTGGGGTAAGATCACAGTTCCAACAAGAACCACATCGAATACATTCAACTTCTATGGAACAAATGGAGTGACTGGACTTACTACTTCGGCAATGGTTATTAGATCCAATCCACTGAAATATATTAATTATCTTTAACTAATAAATACTCATAAAGTTTAAAATAATGTCAAAGTTAGGAATAGGAACCGGTATTACTCCTGATGATGGAAATGGTGATAGTTTACTAGAAGGTGCTGTTAAAGTTAATAGTAATTTTAATGAAATTTATTCTTACTTTGGTGATGGTTCTGATTTAACATCAGGATCTTGGCAAAAAGTAACTTCCGGAATCAACACAACACTGAATGTTGGAATAGGAACCACAAATCCAAGATTTGCATTAGAAGTTGGTGCTGTTGGTGCTTCTGGAACATCTCTTTATGTTAATGGCGACGCAAGAGTAACTGGAATTTTAACAGTAGGATCTTCAAGTATCTCTCTTGATGGATCTAGTAATATTTTAAAAGTTGGAACTGGAGTTACAATTTACGGAAATAGTGGAATTGTAAGTGCTACAGATTTTTATGCTAGTGGATTGCAAGTTGGAGTTATAACTGCAAGCACTATCAT